TTCTTCTTACCCACAATCAATTGATGAACCATTTATAGATAGTTCTGTATCTAAAATTATTGGAGATCTTACTTCAGAGGATTTTGGTGAAGTTGTTTGTATTAGTAAAGACATATTGAATTTTTCAGAATTAAACTCTTATATGTCTACATTTGCAATTGGAGCATATTTATATTCAATAAGTTCTTACATATCAAACATAGAAATAGGATATGAATACTATGACCCAATGACAGGTCAAAATATTCAAAAACTTAAAAACTATGATACATCTATATATCAAAACTGGTTTTTTGTTGCAGAAACATTTGAGATACCACCAGAAAACACTACGTTTAGAATTGTAATTAAGATCAGATATGTAGGTGGAGCAACATCAACAGAAGACTATCAATTTTTAATTAACGGTGTTACGGTAGGACAATGGTCAGAAGACTTTCACTCAACATCTTTAGGAATATCAAAAGAACAACTTCCATCCTCAATATCTCTAACTTCATCAGATGTAATTGAGGCAAAGTCTTATGGGCTAATACAAAAGCCTGGATATTATTTTATTAAAGATAATGCGCTTCTTGCAAAAAACTCTGGGATACCTTTGGTCTATGGTTCTAAAGGCACAACAATAATTAGCCCTAACGCAGGAGCACCTTCATTAATTATTCCTGGCCACGGATTTTTAAATGAGGAAGGAAAGTTTAAAGAGTACACTCTTGAAATGTGGATGAGAATTAATTCAGACACTAAAGATAAAAAAAGAATTTGTGGTCCAGTTGCTTCAACTGACGGAATATATGTTGAGGGCCCTTTCATTACTTTAAAAATAGGCGACAACTATTCTTCTCATTACATTGGAGAATGGACTAGGCCAATGTTGGTTCATATAAGAATAACCGATAACTCTGCAAATCTTTTAATAAACGGAGAGCAAGTAATTTCTTTAAACTATATAACAAACAATCTTAGTTTTCCAAATAAGTATGATCAAAGTGGAGACGATCAAGACTGGATAGGTTTCTATGCTTATGAGGATGTGTCTCCAATAGAGATAGACTGTGTAGCAATATATCCATATCAAGTTCCTTCTTTAGTAGCAAAAAGAAGATTTGTTTATGGGCAGGGCGTAGAATTACCAGAAAATATTAATGCATCCTATAGTGGAACCTCTATGTTTATAGATTATTCCTTTGCTGACTATACTAAAAATTACTCATACCCAGATCTAGTTAGGTGGTCAGACGCATCAATTGATAACTTAGAAACATCTGCAACTTCGCTCTTTGCACCTAACTATTCTCTTCCAGAACTATTTTTTACAAATAAAACATCAAGTCAGTTCTACCAAGACTGTAAGTTGTTGCCAAATGAAGACAACTTGTATATAAGAATGAGGCCAAATACGGAATGGAATTCTACAAATGGATATCTTGTTTTTGATAAACTAAACATAACAAACAACCCAGTAAAATGTTTTTATGGTGTATTTAAAATACTGTCTGCTCCAACATCAAATCAAATTTTATTTAAAGTAGAAGACGTATCAACAAATAATAGTTTTTCTATTGAATTAAAACCAAACCTAATCATTGACTATAAGTTAAAATTTGGAGATAATCAAGAAATAATTTACACATCTATAACTGCAGTTGTAGGTGAAGAATTTACGGTTGGAATAGATATTGATACGTTTTCAGAGTATTACGGAAACAACACTAGAGCATTCTTTGGTAATCGTGGATCTCTAAAACTTTATGCTGGTGGAAACAAAGAACTAGATAAAACATTTACTGGAAATATTTATAAAATTGGCTTTGCTACAGAAAGAAACTTTTTATCAATTAACGAACTGTTTAATGACTTTGGTGTGCCAACAGATTTTGAGAATGTTTTTGATACTTTTGGACCCTACATAGACTATGACGCTGGACAATACTCAGGTGCAAGCCAATACTTCTGGGACTACATCCTGCAAGGTGGCTTCCCATCAACCTATTCTTCGGTTCAACTTATTGATCACGTAGCAAGTTATACACTTTCTCCAAAGGTTTACTTTGATAAATTTGTTTTAGATATTGATGTGGATGGATACTGGGAAGACAAGGTTGCTCTTAGGCATTTTGCACAGTATGTAACTAACTCAAGGGGTGACTCTTATTATGATTTAGATTTTATTCAGTTCAATTTAAATTACCCTGCCCCGTCAAAGTATATAGAAAAAGAAACGGTTGGTTCTTGGAAATACGAAGACTTACAGTCGCAGTATGAAAATCCAATTCAAAGAACTTATGAGTCTTTAGATAATCACTTATATACTGGGTACGTAGACTACCAAGATTTAAAAAATAAATCTTCTAAAGCATACTCTTATGACACATCTTCATCATTAGTAAAATCATATATAACATTTGAGTATTTGTCTAGTTCTTCAACAAACATAGATTCATATTTCACTGTTACAGTTAATGCAAATAAAAATGGAATTATTGAACCAGGAACTTATGTTGTTGGATATAAAGAAGACGGAAGTCCAATTTACGATTCTTTTATGAATACAAAGTACGAAGTTGTTGATGGGATGCTAATCTATCCACCAAAGGGACTTGACTTTAATGATTTATATATTGTAATTCGTTTAGACTTTAAAGTTTTAGGCACAAAAAATAATCCAATAAAAATAAAAAGTCTGCAATTAGCATCACAAGCGTATAACGAATCTTCAGCAAATCCAATAGGAACAAGATTTGGTGTTCCAGTATATCCATATAAAAAGTCTGGAATATATTATGATTACAAAGGATTGAACCCTTACACAATATACAAAGGTACATCGCCGTATCTTTATTTAACTAGAAGTTCTGGTATTCAGGTTAAGGGCTCTTACGACCCATTAGTAAATCGAGGGCTTGCAATACCAATTAACTCTAGTGAGTCTTCAGACTACAAGGTAATGGCAATGCAAGCAGCATTGAGATATGATCAAGATTTTTTCCCTTACTCTCCAACACAGATTTTTGAAATTGAAAGCAAAGGAAGACTCCTCAAATTTTTTATGGTTGCAAGCCATCCAGATGGTAAACGAGCAAAAATATATGCCGTTGATGCAAACACTGGTGAAGTTGAGGACGGTATTGGATTTTACTGGAATGGGAACATTGTAAAAGAGCCCAACATCACTATTCGTGAGTGGGGAATGCTTGGAATTTCTTTCTCTAGTTTATTAGATTTTTCTAATTATGTTGGGTCTATTAAAATTAATGGTCCAATACTAGTTAATTTAGTTTCACATTATAAATCAACAAATCTTCAAGAAGTTCAAAACATTACAGAGAGACCATGGTTTAAGGTAAAATATAATGGACCTTTGCTTCTAGACTGGGAATACTGGAACCCAACCTATAACTGGCAAGGGGTGTTAGTTTTAGCAACTACCTCATACTACGGAGTAGATCCATCAGATATTTATAATAGTTACGTTGGAACAAACAAGTTTATTGTGGACGATACCAGGCTACTTAGGTTAAATTCTTATGGATATTTGTTTGATATGGAAGTTGCTTGGCAAAGTTCTACACAAAATGCAGTGTAATATGGTATACTTGTGGTTATGAATATGGAAAATCCAAAGAAAAAGCGCAAGCCTTTGCCAAGAATGAAAGGCCAAGTAGGAGAATCTCGTGTAAAGATTATTGAAAAGCACTATGAGTGGGGTCTTTATGTATACAAGAAGGCTAACGGAAAGTGGTTTACAGATGGAACTGGTTCTGTTTTAAACATTCAATCTCAAAAAGGCGACATCCTTCAGATATCTAAACTTAAAGAAGCAGCAAGGTATTATGGGGATGAAGGAGATGGCGAGTGCATTTTCGTACCAGGTCTAACAAGAATCTCAGAAGAAGAATATTCTGAGCAAAAACAAAGAATGGCAGAAGGATTGATTCCTTCAATGAACGATCTTGGTGCTGTACAGGCAGCCAAAGACACTATTGCAAAATATGGAAGTGATGACTAATGAGTGAAGACAAAGAGTTTTTTATTAGAGCAAAGACAGATGCTCCTCTTCCAGAAGATGACACATTTATAAAGCAAGACCCGTTCAATCAATCTTGGGATGTAATCAAAGACCTTCAAGGGCTTGACGCTAACTTTAAAAGAAGAACTTCTAGAATAATCAAGGGAGAAGCAACTCAAGCATATATTGATAGTTCAAGAGCCGAAAGCGTTGGTGTTAATGGGGCAAGATCTAAAGAGATTAACTCAGGAACAGTTTACAGAAATGCATATGGTCTGTTCGATGTAATTACACCACCATGGAATTTATATGAACTTGCAAGTTTCTATGACACATCCTTTGCTAACCATGCAGCAATTGATGCTAAGGTAGAAAACATTGTCGGGCTTGGATATGAATTTAAAGTATCAAAGAGAACTATGTTAAAGTTGGAGGCTTCTGAGCCAAAGACTGCAGAAAATGCAAGAAAAAGAATTGAAAGAGCCAAGATAGAATTAACAGATTGGCTTGAGTCATTAAACGACGAAGATTCTTTCACAACAACTATGGAAAAGGTATTTACTGATCTTCAATCAACGGGCAATGCGTACCTTGAAGTTGGTAGAACTACTCGTGGAGAGATTGGGTATGTTGGTCATATTCCATCTACAACAATGCGTGTGCGTAGGTTGCGTGATGGCTATGTTCAAGTTATTGGTAACAAGGTTGTTTACTTCCGCAACTTTGGGGCAACTAATCCAAATCCACTTGGAACAGATCCAAGACCAAACGAGATTATTCATTTTAAAGAATATTCACCACTAAACACTTTTTACGGGGTACCAGATATTATGTCTGCAATTGGATCACTGCACGGAGATCAACTTGCATCACAGTACAACATTGACTACTTCCAGAACAAAGCAACTCCAAGATATGTTGTAACTCTTAAGGGCGCAAAGTTATCTGCTGAGGCAGAAGATAAGATGTTTAGGTTCTTGCAAACAGGGCTAAAGGGTCAAAACCATAGAACTCTGTACATCCCATTGCCAGGAGACTCCGACACCAACAAGGTAGAGTTTAAAATGGATCCTGTAGAAAATGGAATTCAAGAAGCATCATTTAAAGAATACAGAAAGCAAAACAGAGATGACATTCTTGTTGCTCACCAAGTTCCACTTTCTAAAATTGGCGGTTCTGATTCTTCAGCAATTGCTGCTGCTCTATCTCAAGACCGTACCTTTAAAGAGCAGGTTGCAAGACCAGCACAGAGAAACCTTGAGAAGATGATCAACAAAATTGTAAAAGAAAAAACAGATATTCTTGAGTTTAAGTTTAATGAACTTACTCTAACAGACGAGATTGCACAATCACAGATTATTGAACGACTTGTCAAGACTCAGGTAATGCTTCCAAACGAAGGAAGAGAACTTCTTGGCCTTCCACAGATTGAAGGTGGCAACGAGCCACTTCAACTTAAGCCAGAACAAGTCTCAAGCGACAATTCAGACAGAGCAAGGGACACAGAAAGAACCAACAATCAGTCCGATGGGCCAGCCACGGTAAGTGGTCGTAATCCAAAAGGTGAAGGCAGAAAATTTGATGACATTATCTAAATGTCCAAATAGTGATACTTTAATAAAAAAGGGTATATAATATAATAACCATGAATATATCTAAAGCCCATTGGGACACTAAGGGCGACAGTGTTCGCCTATCCCTTCCATTTGCAAAAGTAGACAAAGAGCGTCGAATTGTTTCTGGTTTTGCTTCATTGGACAACCTTGATAAGCAGGATGATATTGTAACAGCAGAAGCATCAATGGATGCATTTGCAAAATTTCGTGGGAACATTAGAGAAATGCACCAACCACTAGCAGTAGGCAAAATGGTTTCATTTAAAGAAGATAAGTATTTTGATCCAGAATCAAAGAAGTTTTATAGTGGAGTTTTTGTATCTGCCTATGTTTCAAAGGGTGCACAAGACACTTGGGAAAAAGTTCTAGATGGAACACTAACTGGTTTTTCTATTGGTGGACGCATGAATAAGTGGGACGATGCTTATGATGAGAAAGCGGATAAGCCAATTAGAGTTATTAAAGAATACGATTTGGTTGAGTTGAGTCTTGTAGATTCCCCAGCAAATCAGTTTGCAAACATAATGTCAGTTGAAAAGGTTGATGGACTAGATGTTGTTAAGGGCGATGAAACAGTTTTAGAAAATGTATTTTATGATGCAGATAATGGAATTGTAATTGCTTCAGAAAATGATGAAGAGGTCAGCCCAATCTCAGGTGCTGCAATGAAGAATATAGGTTTCGTTGAAAAAACGGATAACGAAAAAGTAAAT